TCCATCATGTCTTTTTCGATGAATTCTTCTTTGTCGCGCAAATATTCTATCCCCACAACAGAATATTGATTAGCTTCTTCTTCTTTTGTGGCAATAGTTTTATAAAGCTTTGGCTCTATTCCAGAGCCACTTAAAACATAAAGAGAACCCTCTGATATTAAATCAAGATTTTTAGGGGTTGTGTCTACAGTTAAATCATAAAATCCTTTTTCATATCCAGTTCCGTATATTAAACCGCTATAACCAATTCCATTTTCTTGAGCAAGTAATCTTAAATCACTTTGACCTAAATTTCCTGCCCCAATATAAACGTTTAAACCAAGAGCGTTAAAAGCATTGGATACATGAGTTGATGTTAAACTTGTACTTGTATATACTTTTTCAGATCCATAAAATCCTTTTGGCATTCCAACTGTATAATATCCTAAAGAATTGCCCTTTGACCATTTTGATTGCGCAGCGTTACCATCAATGAAATCAGTAGTAAATACTAAAGCTGATTTTGTGTGAGCTTTTGTGCAAATATAAGTTTCCGAATTATATTTAATAATATTCCCAACTGCATATTCTCTACCAGATTGCCACTCTTCGTAATTTGATTCGGCGCGATTACCAAAGTCAGCTTGAACAAATGTGTAGTATGGCCTTAATCTTGTAAAGGCAAGAAGATCTCTATAAGTAAATACTAAACTTCCAGTATCATTTGAAGTTTTAGATGCACGCTCAAGTATTCTATAATTACTGTTATTGGCACTTGTATCATTTTTTATTAAAGCAGCTAAGTAACTACCAGCAGTGCTACTATCTGCACCTAATTTATAAATTTCTGTTGCTCCATAAGAAGCGAAAACGGATGGAACTGATGTATTCCAAGCGATTGGACTTCCATTAGATACTATTACAACCACTTCCCCATTGTTTCTTCCTGTTATAAACGATTCTATATCCGCTAAGGATGCGCTAGTTGAACTTTGGGCAACGAAAGCTCCACCAGAACTTAAAGCGATAGCGGTTAAGTTTGCTGCTGTAGACCCTCTTTGACTTCCATCTACATTAACTATACCATTTGATCCAGAAATATAACAAGTCCAATTGGGTTGAGATCCGATTATTTGACCAGTTCCATCAATACCAGAGAAATTAATATCAATTTCTAAATCTGATAAAACTCCAGATACATTAGAGAATGTTAATGAATCCCATTTAGGATTGCCGGTTGCTACAGTATGTTCTGGGAAATAGTAAACCTCTCCAGTCAAAATAGTTTGACCAGTATATGATGCTCCAGATATTTTACCCTCTACTGGATAAACGTCAGTTACTACTGACTGTAATAGAAAATCACCTGTAAGCGTTAATGTGGCTCCATAAGAATTGTCAACAACAGTATGTAAATTAAATTTTCGTGTTTGTCTTTGCCTTCTAGCTCTAATTTGCTCAAGCGTCCCAGTAAATCCTCCATCACTTCCAGTTAATGAATTTAAATCCGAAACAGAGAAGTTACCCGAAGGAACATGTATATATATACCAGAAGCTAAATCTGGATGAAATTCTCCATCAATTTTAATTGTTTTGGCATTTTCATCTACTTCAAGTATTCTTCCAAACGATCTTCCTACATTTCTTACTTCGTCACTTACTCCAAAAATGTCTCCTGGTTGTAGATATGCGCCCTCTAACCCTGCCGTAAATGTAACAGTGTCAGATTCAAACATCGAACTACATAAAATATATCTACCAATTCTTCTTGCTTCTGATCGTGAAGTGCAGCCAGCAGCATTAACTTTAAATGGATTTAAGCCAAAATTTCTTATTCCATCGACATCTTCAACAAATTCAACTTTAGTTTTAAAGTCATCGTACTTGTCGTTATAAGTTATTTCTACACTTGTATATCTTTTATTTTTAGCTGTTTCTGTATATACAAATGCTCCATCTTTAACATTAACATTGGCGAAATAAATGATTGGATCTTTTTTCTTATCGGCAAAGAATGAAAAACCTTCGGTATTCCAATATATAATTCCTTTAAATATTGCCGCAACATCTTTAAGGATATTATATGCTTCGTCTTTGTTATAATAAATAATATTGCATGTATATCTTGGCTCAAGACCACCCTTGCCATCAGGAACGCCTCTGAATCTACCATCATCATCTACGGCATCACAATATCTACCAATATCATATAAAGTCCATTTATCTATTGAGCTATTGTCGATATAATTACCAAGACCATAATTATAATCAGTAATAATATCATATAAAATCCAAGCTGGATTATCTGTCCACGCTAATTTAAATGTGCCATCCCAATCTCCGTAATAAATTTTATTGCTATCGTAAAAGTTTCTGTCACAAAACTGTTGTAATTTAATATCAGAATCACTAGCGAGATTAAATTTTGCACCTCCAGTATCTTCAGCTAATTCTCTCAAAGTTCTGGTGCCAGAATAATCTGGATCTGCATGAAAATAATAAAATTGAATTCCAGCTTCTCTTGCTCTGTTTAAAGAAATTTGATAAGTTTCTGGCGTCATCACCTCTGGAACATGACCAGAAAAATATATAACCTTTCTAACAGTATTGACCCAAAGTTTTTCTGTTACAGTCTCTTCTCCAGTTTTACCAACTTCATCTGTTATGCTAAACTGAGTCTTTCTAAAAAAGAAATTAGCGATACTCGTTTCAGATGGATCAACTGTAGGCGATAAAGGAGACACTGCTAGTGCATCATCAAGTAATTTAATTAAATTTGTTTGATTTGCTCCAGTAGAATCTGGAGTCTCCATTTCAGAAAAGCTACTTGAACCATAATATGTAAAATTATTTATGGTCTCTTTTGTTGATTCATTGACGACAAAATTAGTATTGTTTGCTGCTGTTTGCCATATAGAAAATCTTACATTAGTATAGCCAGAAACAAGTTTAAAAATAAATTCTTTTAAATTTCTCCTTAACAACTTTCTACTACGCTCATTCATGTTTTGATCAACCATGAATATGACATCAAGAGTATTTGGATTTGCGGGATAATCTGGATTCGCGAAAACATATCTTCTATCTAAGCCATTGCCGCCAAGTGGGAAATAGTTAGAAGGTACCTTAACCTTCTTCATTTTAACGTCGTACTGTCTTTCTGGAATGCTGCTAAATGTTCTAGAATCAAATTTTAATCCAACATGCGCCGTCAATGGATAGGAAAAGTTTCTGTCTACAACTTCATATATACCATCTAATGAAACATCTTTTTTTACCAAAGGAGAAATAGTTTCTGGACTTCTCTTTTCTATGGTAATATATCTATCTCTACCATTTTCTGAATCTGGAAGAACAAGTTCATTCGATGTAATTAGCCCAGCTTGGCTAACAATATTTGTATCAATTGTATCGCCTTCTATATTATCGCCGTTTGGAGTCATTATATTATAATAAATTTTAACCTGTTATTGTAAATGTCCTTGTGTACCAAAATTTTTCCTTTGGATCACTTGGAGTTGAACTAGCAGACAATCTTACTGGAGCGTTATCTGGAGACGCAGCATCTATATAAACATAGTGTGTGCCAATACTTAAATTTTGAGTTACTTCAGCTGGGATAACAAAAGAAAACTGTCCAACACCATTTATTGAAATTTCAGATCCAGTTGCATAAACTTGATATGGGATTAGATTTTTATCTACATTTTGTAAACCCATATCAATCTGAGCGACAACCGTTATTGCTGGCTTAGTAATATGAAAACCTCCTCCACTTAATATGTAAGTAGCCGTCCCACTTAATGTTATAGTTCCGCCTCTTGCGCAACTTGAATTAGATATTACATTGAATACGGCAGTCGCTCCATCTCCAACGACACCAGGGCTATAAATAATTCTTTCTGGAGCGGATGGAAAATAATCCTTCTTCTCGCGCTTTCTTAAATTATATATAATCGGCAACACCGCAGAATAATTTCTAGGGTTAATTTTGGAAGCCATAAGCTCTTCATATGTTTTTTGTAGTGGCATATTAAACCTCTTGTGCTTTGGTTATAAGATCGGCTAAAACTGTATCTCCAGATACTCCTACTAATCTTGCGCCTCTTCCTCCGCTTACTACTGAATTTGTATTGAATATGGTTCCAGCTGTCGAAGAAGCAGAGCCAACATAAGATGTTGAATTGAATTGTCCAAGCGGTTCTCCAAGCATACAGGCATATGGGCTTGTAACTGTTCCAAATACAGAGTATTCTTTTACAATTACTTTGTTGCTACCTTCAACTCCACATGTTACAGATATTCTTAAGTCTGTTGATCTATTCATTCCCATTGAACCGGCCTGACCTTTACCAGAACCTTGATCAACTGTATCGAATAAAGATTCAATAATTAAACTTAATCTAATTTTCTTCACATCTTTATTTTTTATGTGATGAACGTAAACAAATGGATCTTTTGCCTCTGTGGGCCAACCAGTTGCCCAACTTGTAAAATTTTCTTGACCTATAATTGAACCCTTTGGTCTTCCTGTTTGTTTTTCTACTCCATCAGAATATCTTAGTCTTATATCATTATCAGTTGTTATTGGCCCTAGTAGTTTAAAACTAGCTGGTCTCCATATGTAAACATTTTTAAAGTTCTCCAAAGGCTTTTGATTTTCAGTTCCAAGATTTATTTCCATTACTACGCTTCTAAAATTATATTTCCCATCATAATTCATAACAGGAACATTATTTAAATAAATTCCCTTTAACATATCAAGACCATAAACTTT